TCTTCTCCACCAAACATATCATGATGTACAATGTATTCAACTTCTGTAGAGTTTGGTCCTCTCTGGAACGTAACGTTAGCCGCTGTTGTTAAATTACTTGGTGTTAGTCCTGGTATAGTAATTGTAAATGCTGTTGAGGAAGCATTTGCAACTGTAAAGTTACCTACTATTTTTGTATCGCTACCACTGTTTGTAATAGCAACTGTGTCACCGTTAGTCAATAAGTTTATACCAACATCATTATTAATTGTTAATGTTGTTGTGTTGCTTCTAGTAAAGTTTGCTGTAGTATATGGGCCAACTGTAATAGCACTAACAATTTGATTGTTAGCATCATAGGCATATGGAGATGTAGTAATATCAAATACTAAGTTCTCTAATGGTGATAACAGTACAAGTTCTTCTGGTCTTTCTTCACCGTATAATACTCTTTTAAATGTTACGCCGTCAAATCCTTCTACAGTTTCATTATTTTTTCTGTAAGTAACATTACCTGTAAATGTTCCTATATAATTGTTTACTTCGATACTACTATCAAAAGCACCACCTACATTATTAACATCATCCCAGCCTGCTGAATCCCAACCAAATGCTGTTTCATACATGTCCTTACCAAAACTACTACCTGAAGTTTTTGTAAATACGTTTGCATCTAATTCTGTACCTCTAAAGCCGCCGCCTACTTTTGTTTTAACTAGTCCTAATGTTTTAACTAATGCTCCACTATTGACTGCCGCAAACATATTTGTAGCATCTTGTGTGTAACTTACATTTGAACTTGCACCTGCACCAAAATATGTATTGATGTCTTCTACAAATTGTGTTCTAACTTCCTGATCATACTTAAATATTCTTGCTGATGACGTAAAGTTTGCATTTGCTTGTACAGTTGAATTTGATGATATGTTAAGTAATACAATATTATCTGCTATTAGTTTATTATAACTATTGTATGCTACGTTACTGTTAGCACCTAGCAGTCTCCAATCCACTCTGTCAAATACTAATTTAACTTTTCCTGATCTAACAATAGTATTAGCCAATGCATAATTATTGTACCAATTTTTATAATCAGTATCTGTAGACATTATTGTTTGATCATCAGTATTGCCTGGGTCAAGTATTCTAACTTTACCTACAACTGGATCTGGATACGGCGGTTTATCAAAGTCACTAATCATTTGACCAGTTATATATTCTATTGGTGTTTTCTTGCCGTCTTTGTATTCTCTAATTTTTGCAGTATAGGCTTTTGCTTCTTCCATGTAATCTAATACAGGATTAAAGTTATCTGGACTAAAGTCTATTCTTGTGTTTAAATCTTCTTCTTCTTTTTCAACATACAAGTAACTTGTTTTAAATGCCCAATCTAATTGTTTTTGTTCACCGTAAGCATACTTCAGCATCTCAAAGAAGAACTTGTTCCAATACTCAGTGCCTGCAAATACTGTATCTCTTAATAGTACAAGGAATGCTCTTAGTTCTGCTTGTAACGTTGCATTGTTAGTATCTGTATAAATTTCTTTTTTAATTCTTACAGTTTCATTTTCTATTGCAATTTTTGTAAACTTAACAGTTTTAGCATTCCATTTCCAAAGATGGAATCTATCTGTTGCTGAACCTCTTACCATTACAACTGCACCGTCTGGTAATCCGCTTTGTTTTAATGACTCTAGTTCTTTCTCACTTTGGACATTCAATATTGCTTTTTCTTGCGAAGTAAATCTAATATTCTTATTATTAGAATTATCTACTCGTTCAATTGCATACCAATTGCTATCTATAATGTAAGTTCTAGTTGGCATTGAAGTTGCCCAGTTAGGACTTAGTGATTTAATTTTTTCATTTGCAAGTATTTCATTTAACACTTCTCGCATTACTCTTCTTGCTTCTACAGGATTTTTAAATAATGTTTGTCTTGGTCTAAACTTAACACCGTATTTTTCTGCTTCACTTAGTTTGCTATTAGGAACTTCTTCGCTTAATGCATTTACTTCGCATAAACTATCAATTAGTTTATTACTAATGTCGCCTGGTACTGAACTGTTATTATCGCCTTCACGTAATAGTTTCCAAGAGTTATGTTTTAATCCTAAAGGATTAAGGTTTCTACTAATATTAATTTGTAGTATGTCGTCTTCTTCTCTTAAAGAACTTCCTAAGTTACCTGCAACAACTGATGTGTTACTTACAAATGATAACGTATGTAGTCCTTGTCCAATTGGATCTGACAAGTATCTAGCAAGTTCTACTGTTGTGAACTTCCTGTTGTTTTTAATTCCTGCATACCCTGTAATTTCTTCTTTGTTTTGTATCCAGTAATAGTAATATGCTTTGAAATCACCTGTGTATGAATCGTATTTTACATCTGTAATATAATGCGATCCGTTCCTAGGTGTGCCTGTTCCTGTATACTCTATTGGTAATTGCTCTGACTCACACCATTCGTAAAGTGTAATACCACTACCTGGCATTGCTTTACCCCAATCTAGCCACCGCTGTCTGTTTGAACCTTGCTCATACCACTTGTATCTGACTGTTGATGTGTCCCACCAAACTTGGCCTACATTATCTTTACCAAAACTTGACCTTGCAATATTATATGCTACTGGATCATTTTCGCCTACATATTCTATTTCTGCTTCTATAAATGCTGGAATGACTCCTTTGAATGGATCCCATAAATGATAATCCATTTCTTTAGCACCTGTATCATCATCATACAGTAATGCATTCTTAACAAATTTAGAATCTACTAAGTCTGTTTGTGCATTTATTAATGTTCCGTTTTCATAGTATGACCATTTGCCACTAACATTATCAATCCAAACATTTGCAAAATCATTTTTACTTGTTGTGCTAATGCCAGCAAATTCTACTGCCGCATTTGCAATATCTGTTTCTTTATTATATCTTAAACTTTCTAATACAGCAACTCTTGAACTTTGACTGATTCCTCTATTAAGTCTTACTGGTCCGCCATTCTGTGCAGAACGTAATTCGTATTGGTATAAGTCATCGGTAAATGTAACTGTTGCATTACCAAACATACTGTTAAAGTCTGCTGTAAGTGTATCTACACAAACAATTGATATTTCTTCGTCTATTTGGCCTGTCTGTAATTTATATCCTTCAGCATCTACATAGTCTGAAGCATTGCCTTTTACAGGATTACTTTCAGTGATTGATGTCTCATCAGTCATATACATACATAATAAATCATTGTTGTATTCTCCTGCTGGTAAACCTAAGTTCTGTAGCATACCTGGAGTTACTTCGTCTAATTCTATACCATCGTATATTGGTGATTCTATTCCTATAAATCCTATACCGCCACCGCCTCCGCCGCCGCCATAGCCTCCGCCACCGCTACCTGGACTGTATATAATTGAAAGATCTTTAGGATCGTAACCTGAGCCTATTAAACCTTGGTTCATATCATTTACTAAACTAAATGGAATGTCAGTATCAGAAATCAAATCAGGTAAACCTAATGAACGTTTTGCATCTCCTCTTTCAGAACAGTCAGGTATTTCTCTTGATGTTAAAAATACTCTAGCACCTGTTCCGCCAGCAAATAGACCTCTAATAGGATCGTATCCACCTGGTGAGTCTAGTTTTGCATTTTGTCTTAATGGATCATATTGTCCTAAACCTGAGCCTGTGCCTGTGCCATCGTCTTCATCACCAAAGTTTATATTATCGTATTCTAATGGAATACCAGTTGTTAAATCACTTGGGAATATTTTATATACTCCTCTGTCAATAACCCTTACACTTATAATCTCACCAACTGGTCTGCCTTCATTTAGATGTAATAGTGAGTCTGCTGTTACAACACTAATAACTTCAAACTTAGCAACTCTTTCTGGGAAGCCTTTTCCTGAACCTATTTTTGCTGTGCATGTAGCCGGGGTTGCTGTTGAATTAGGATCTAAATCTATAACTCTAACTTTAGGCGGATTTTCCATTGAATAACCGCTACCTCTATTTGATAAGTTAACTGAAGTTATTTGTCCATCTTGATTTAGATTCACGCCACTAACTGTAGCACCTGAACCTGGAGTCGATCCATCCCCAATATAAATTTTTACATTTGCCGCTGAACTGTAACCTGCACCTTGTATACCTACGCATACTTCTGTAATACCACCATGTGGACTAGGAACTGGAGTTCCGCCTACCGCTCTAAGTCTGTCGCCTACTGAATAGCCATCTCCACCTGATGTTTGTTGTTTGCTTACGTTAAAGAATGTTTTTCCTTCTGTTGAAGAAACACTTCCAAAACTTGCTGAAACATTTGTTCCGTCTTCTAAGAATCTTGTGTATGTCGAAGTAACACTTCCAATACTGGTATTATTTGCACCTTGCACTACACCTACTGATGGAGGTACAACTATTGCATCATTTGTTCTTGATTCGCCTGATGCAAAACTTCTAACTACATGGAAGTCTAATACTTCTTTATATGCTCCGCCTCTACATCCATCTTTAAATGTTAATGGTGCGTTAGTACAACTTGTAATTCTAATTGCTGGTTCTTTGTCTTTTGCACTCTTAGTTGCTTTATATCCATTACCTGCTTGACATAATATAGCATTCATTGTTGCATCTACGCCGCCACCTGGTATAGTAATTCTTGTTCCATTAATGATTAATTCATCACCTGGAGTAAGATTACCTAGATCGCTTGTTGGTAAACAACATTGTGGTGTAGGATATGACAATGGCATGTAGATTGGTTTTGCTGGTCTTAGTATCCCGTCTATTCTTTTCTTAGGAATAAATTTCAATACTGGATTAGTATTAAAATCAGCATCATCTGAATTAAATGCTCTGCCGTCTACTTCTACTGGCGGCGCCATTTGATCTACGCCTGGAGCAAAACCTGTTCCTGGAATATAACCTGGTGTACCTGGATACTGAACTAAACTAACAATATTGCCTGCACCTATGCCGGACATACTATCTAACTTGTTAGTATCAAATTTGCTTGTAAATCTTTGTGTACTAGGATTCCATAGCAAGTCTAGGTTGCCTTGCATACTAGAATAATAGTCATAACTTCTACCTCTAATAGGTCTTGGTGCTATTTCTATTGGTGCTGGTACCGGAGCACTTAGAGGAATAATTATTCCACCTGAGACTCTTTGGAAACTTGTATTAACATACCTATCTGCACCTAATGGTGTATTGTCTGGAGTTGAAGGTTGCCATGTTTGTTTAACTTTCTTTCTATAAACACTTGGCAAGTAATTAAATCCGCTTCCTGAAGGATTACCAAATCCTCCAAAGTTATGCTGGAATGTATACTTGTTCGAAATATGGTACTTGGATATTCCGCCGGCATGTGTTACTTTAGTTTGTGGTGCACCTGCAGGTTGAACAAATGGACTTTGATATCCTGTTCCGCCTTTAGTACCAGGGTTACCTGAACCGTAATTTACTTGTCCGTTGTTTGCTGGCAAGTTTGCACCACCCGGTGTTACACCGCTTGTTGATGCTAAACCTGTGTCAGTATCGCTTGGATATTCTATATAGTATCTGTAAACATTACTGTCCTTATCAACATCTAATCTTACAAACTCTCCCATTGTAGGATCAAAGTCAAACTCTAATACACCACAATACTTAACTTTACCTGAGCCCCCGGCTTGGAAATCTGTTAAATTGCCAGTTGCAGTTGATCGTCCAGTTGGGCCACCTGGCTTACCATATGGGTTACCTGCGCCACCTGCCTGATACGAACTTGCATAAGCACTAGAACCTGTTCCGCCTGCTCTTGAACCGTAACTATTATATCCGCCTCTGCCGGGCTGTGTTGTTCCAACTGATGCACCAATTGAAGGTGCTAGTAATTCTTGCTTCTCTACATTTGTTGCTTTTCTTATTGTTGAGAAAGAAGCAGTAGTTGATAGCAATCTACCGCCTGTTGTTGTTTTTGTTGTTGTTTGATAGAAGTCAAATTTGTCTGCCGCACTATACATATCAAATACAACTTTAACTCTGCCTTTACATTTAAATCTGTAATGCCATGTATCGTTTACATGCCCTGTATTTGTCGACTGCTGATTCTTTTCTCTCTTTATAAACGAACATGGTATTGGAGTTGAAACTATTACGTTTGCATTACCTGGTACTGTTGGAACCGTAGTGTTACCTGCAGGAACTGATACATTTGAATTTGATGTTGGTGGTACCGGATCTACATAAACTGGAGGTAAATCTGTTCCACAAGGTGTTTTAGCAGTATGTGTAACCATTGCAGAAGGATTAATAACAACTGCACCTGTATTAGTACCTGGTCCTTGTGCTACTGTTGATGTTGCTGGAGGAGGTGTACTTCCTGTACTTCCTGCAGGTCCACTTCCTGTTGGTGTTAGTAAATTAGGTATCTTAACAAATGTGTTAATATTTGGCCCTTGTGTTGCAGTGGAGCCCATATTTATTAAGAAGTTTTCAGGTATAAAATGTTTTTGTCCGTTAAGATCTACTTCTCTTGATCCTCCTGCAAACGTATTTTGAATTCCGTTTAAGAAGTACCCAGGGTGTATTTGGACTTTAGTACCTTTGGAAATACCTGTTTTCCAAGTGCTTGTTTGATTGTCTACCTTACGAGCACTATTATTACCTGTTGCATCTACTTGTTTTACAAACTGTGCTCTTGTTCTTACCCAATTTTGTTTGAGTTTGTTAGTTTTAAAGTTCTGTTGTCTACCAAAGTAATTTCCTATACCGTTTATATATGCTTTACCATATTGTCCAAAGTCTACTAATGCATCTTGGCCTTTAAGAGCATCTGCATAGTTTACAATGTTAAGTTCATTAGATCCAATGTATGCTTTAGGGTTAGTAATAATGTTTGGAATAACTGATGTTGGTACTCCTCCAATTACTGGTATAGTGACTGCAGGACTAAACTTATTAGGCGTTGTATTTTTCCAACCAGTTGTTAATGCTGTTCCAATATTGTAAGGAATTTTTCCAATAACTGGTGGCATTACATGACTTTTAATTTTGCCTGCGTCTACATGAATTGTTTTATTAAGATTTCTTCCTATATTTAAACCATTTTGGAATGCGGCTGGGTTAGCCATCATGTTATGTTGTATATTAGTTAAGTATGGTAACTTACCAATAACTTGTTTTGCGTTTATATTAAATCCTGGTATGTGAAGGTTATTAAGCATTGGTATAGATATAGCAAAACTTCCTTCATGTACCATAAAGCCACGTTTAATTTCTTGTTGGAAATTAAAGTCTTGCACCATTGCATCAATACTGTTTGTATTATTAAACTTAATAGCATTATTATTTAAGTGAACTACATCATGATCTAATGTTGTAAGAACTGGATTGTTATCTGCATTTTGAGATATTGACTGTGTATCATATGGAAACACGCCACTTGTAATAATAGTATTTGCATCTGGAATGCTCTTAACTTTATAAACAACATTATAGTATCTCGGATCTATATTATGAACAGCAATTTTCTTACCTGCATATCCGCTAGTGATACCGTGTGCTGTTGATGTAATTTTTATTTCTGGTAATAAAACATTTCCTGTGGTAGTGGATGATGTTGCAATATGCTTTCTAGTAATAACAAAACTATTATGATTAACTGCTTCTGTTGTGTAGTAACCACTATATTCTTTTGCATTAAGTTTTACAACTTCGTTAGAACCAATATCAATATTACTACCACATGTTATTCTTGTTTTACCAAAATAAGTATATGACAAACTTGCCGCTGTATTTTCATTATTTGAAAGTGTAGTATTTGCCGCCATGTCTTTAACTGCTTGAATACTTGTTCCAGTTTGATTTGTTTCTTTAATTTTAAATGATGTTGCTGTAAGATCACTAATAATAAATGCATTTGCATGTAAAGAACAATTTGCACTACCTTCTGCATGTCCAAAGGAAACTGTTTCGCCATCTTCTAATGTAAATGGTATTGTGTTAATTAATATAACGTTGGCACCCGGCACTTGTGATGTTAATGCTTCTGCTGTTGCAAAGCCACTGGCCGCTGGTGATATACTTGTAATCGGTAATACTGCTGTTGTGTTTGGTCCAATAGCACTAATTGTTTTCTCTATCATTACTGGCGGATACAAGTTCTTTAATCTAACTTGTTTGTTTTCTATTAATTCTTCGTTTGTCCAAACAACAAATTTATCGCTAAGTTCACCGTCTTTAATAATTAGATGGTAGTCTAAGTAACGGCCTGTGTCTGAACCTTGAATAAAGTTAGTATCTATATAATTAAATAAACTATCTCCATTTTTGTATAGATATGTTGTAACATCTCCTTGCTCTTGTTCTACAAAACTAACTGTTGTGTTTGCAACTTCTTTAACTTTGTAAACATTGAAGTCTCTGTTTTCTGCTATACCAACGTGTATAGTTTCATTTATGTCAGGCTGGAAACGTTGTCCTTCGCCAAACAATCCGCTGATGTCTGGAACACTAAATGTTTGATAATCTACTGATCTTTCGTCTACATAACCTGCATTAGGTATATCTAAATACTTAGAATCAGTTACACCAGTGTAGTCAACTTTTCCTGTTGTTGGCCATAAGTTACTTTCTCTTACGCCAATTGGCTTTCTTAAGAATCTAGTTTGATCATCAATATCAATCAATATAGTTTCGTCGCCTTTTATGTCTGGAGTAATTTCAAATGTTTGTATGCTCTTAGTTCTAATTGCAATCTTATCTTGTGTAGTAGTTTTAATACTAACCTTAGCACCTGCTATATCAGTTTTTAATGCACTTGTAAACTCGATAGTTCCTGACTCTACTAGTAAAATTGTAGCACCGCTTTTAAGCGAGCCACCTTGCAATTCATTAACATTATGTATTGTTAATTGTGTTGTAGTAGATGTGAACTGTCTTTTATAATTTGTATTAAGTAATTTATTTCCATTAACAAAAACATCTAAATGTGGGTATGACAAATCAAACAGTTCAATATTTTCTGTTGCTAATGCTATAGGTAATGCAATATTTACATCGCCTGTGAAAACTGTATCGGTACTTACTGCACCTGTAGAATCATTAGGGTCAACACGTTGTATATCTGCTGGCACTGATGATGCACTAACAACAAAACTTATTTCGTTTCTTGAGCCTGCATCATATGTATAATGTGTTGTAGGTGTTAATGTTGTTGAATCTATTTTAACAACTATATCATTTATTGTTGTTGCACCTGTTCCTAATGTTGCTTCGTTATCTACTGTTGCTACACTATGTCTTTGTCTTGTAGTGTAGTCTCCTTTAGTGATGTTAATGTTTGCCCAACTGCCGTCGCTATCATTAAGATTAAATTCTTTACCTGTTAGTACAAGTTTGTATCTATTAACAATACTGCCGCCGGATACTTCTTCACTCTTAACAGTTGTTGCTGTGACATTTGGTAAACTAGCATGAGCAGTAATTGTTGATGCAACTGCTACAATATTCGATGCTGTTGAGAAGTTAAAACTAATTGCATTTGCAGGACTTGTAAAGTTATCTGTAATAGTAACAGAACCTAAAAGTCCTGTAACGTTTGGACTACTTAACCTGCTACTTTCTGCTGTTGGCGTTCTAAATGTTAATGAACTATCTGATAAAACCACATTACCTGCCACCACTGTAGCCGTCACAGGCTCCGTGTAACCTTTACCTTGATTTGTTATAGTAAATGTACTAAGTGACCCGTTACCTGCTACTACGGCGGTTGCTGTTGCTTGTGAGCCGCCTTGTGCAAGTGTAAGTTCAGTTGGTGTACTTATTTCTAAAGTAGGTGCAGTAAAATACTTGTGTTGTGGTGATAGCACATCAATTCTATCTATAGCACCTGTTGTATCTTCTGGGAATGCCAAAGTAATTAACTGTGGATTTTGCTTAACGTCAACTTTATCTATCTTAAGTTCTATAGGTTGATCGTTTTCTAAATCTCCAAACTCACCTGTTTTAATTGCCCATTCAGAGTATAAATTAATGTTGCCCTGAACAATGCTATTACTTTTAGCAAGTTTTACAATACTGTTTGCTGTTCCTTTGCCTTGCAAGAAACCTGTATAGAATTCGAATTGTGTATCATCATCTATATCTAAATTATTTAAGTAGTCTCTTTCTTGATATCCAAATACCTTTCTTGAAGTATCGTATATTTGTTTCTCTACTGGTATGAATCCTAGTTCATAATATCTGCCCATTGTTTGAGCCATGTTATCTAAGTTAGGTTTTAATTCATCACCTTGTATAATATAACCTTCTGATAAAAGTTTACCCTGCCAGTTTGCAGTTTTCTTACCTTTGACTTTTAATCTATTTTGCTTTTGTCCTATAACAGGATCAAAAATTGTATCGTTAAATTCTGTTTTGTTATCTAATATAAGTATGTGTTCCATTTGTTGTGTAAACAACATGCAACCATAAATTTGAGTACCTTCTGGTGCCTCAATCTGTATTTTATTATCTGTTCTTAATATTGCACAATCTTGTGGAGTAATTGCTTTGCCAAACTGATCTAGCAATGCAAATTGATTTCTATCTACTCTGTTTATTTTTGAAATAAACTCTTTGTCTTTTTCAAAAACAATTTTTGTCGCAAGTGGCGATAATTCTAAAACATTATTTGTTTCCCATCCGCCTGCAACAAAAAATAAGAATTGCTTACATGCATATATCCAACCACGTTCTTCGTTTATACTTGAATCGTAATTGCTAAAATTAAAACCTTGCTGTTCTTGATAATTTCCTAAGTCTATTAAAAATTGAAAAACTTCTTGATAACTTGTAAATTCTGTGTTATAATTAACTCGTTTAACTTCGCCTGTGGTATCTAAGAACCCTGTTGCTTTTACTCCACCTTCTTGTGGTAAACTAGCCAGCGAAGTCCATAACGTAGACATAAAGGAATCTGCACTTGGAACTAATGTAGGTGCTTGATAGAATCTATCTAAGTATTTTACAATTACTCCTGTGGAGTAACTTACATTTGGTGCCCAGTCAGTAAAGTTAGCAGGAGTACCTGCAACTTCTTCTTGTGTTGTTCTTTTAGTAGTATCAGGTGCTAATGTATTAAAGTAACCAAAGTTTTTATCGTAACCTTTTACTTTATAGCCATCTACTGTTTTTTCTATAATTACACCACTATAAAAGTTTCTACTCTTATAAGGTGAATTATGTATAAGTAGATCTATATTTTCTGCTGGAATAATCAAACTGCCTGATGTCCCTGTAGGACTAAATTGGTCTGTTCTTAATATTAATGTATCTTTATCTGTATAACCTGCAAGCCTATGTCCTAGTTTAACATTTACAGTTTGAAGTTTATTAACAAAGTCTGTTGTAATATTCAAGCCTTGGAACTTTAACCAACTGTAAATAAATTGTGTATAACCTATATTTGTTTGCAAATCATCTGCGTCTTCAATGCTAACACCATGAACTTTAAAATCTGCATTTGATTTAAAGTCAAAGTATGCTCTTGTATCTTTATCTACAAGTTTAAATGATTCTGCTTTTGGTATTACAACATCTAATGGTTGTGCAAATACACTAGCAAACTTTCCTGGCTTTTGTAAAAGCATTGCTTCTGCAACTGCAAAAGGATAATCCTCAGAATACTTCCATGCATTTTCTACAGGAGCACCGTCGCCTAGTTGCCACGGGTTGTTAATTAATGTTGTATCTTTGTCAACTGATTCTGTTAGTGTGCTTGTTATTGCACTTGATGTTCCTGTTGGTATAGTTACAGTTGCATCTGTATTATTAGTAATATCAGTTGAGCCTAAATAATATTTTCCTTTGTAAGTTAAATCTGAGCCTTCATTAACAACTCCGCCTATAACAAATGGGAAGTTATCGTTTGCAACATAGTGCCAAACTTTTGTTGAAGGACTGTCTACTGTATATGCATAACGTAAGTTGTATACATTTGTTACATAGCCATCGGTATCTGCTAATGCAGTATTGGCTTGGTAGTCTTCTACAAAGTGACCTGTGTGTGCACCGCCTGGGCCTGATACTCTTGTGCCTGTTTTAAGTTCAAAAATACTGTTAATAGCAACAACGTTACTTGAAACATTACTTGCATCACTGTATCCGTATGGCCCGTAAATTGGTAACCCATCGAATGCCCAACCTACTTTTGGCGAAGCCGCTGTTGTGCTCCAAGCATCTAGGCCAGCACTTGCTGGTGTAATTTGGTAAACTCCTTCTGTGAGGGTTTCGTTATTTTTTACTGCATTGTAATTCCAAACACCCTCAGATTTCCAACTACCTTTAGCAGGATTTACAATTGGTACGCCTGTGACTGTAACACCAATAAAGTTGCTTGGTATGTTTTCAGTCGCTTTAGATATTGTGTTATAAGTTACAAGTACAGGTATTGAATAAGTGTTATCTAAACTGCCACTTGTTATATAAGTGTTGTTGCTGTCATAACTACTTGTTAATTGATCAGTAAGCACAATGCTATTTGTAATTGCATTTGTATTTGATGTTCTAGCATTATTATATGTGGACACTAATGTTGACGAACCTGTTGCAACAATCTCACCTGGTGATTTTAATACACCGCTACTGTTAATTGGATAGTAATTACTTAATCCGGATCTTGCATAAGGATTATTTGTTGTGTATCTATCGTCAGTTACATTTTCACTATTGCCTAACCTAATAATACCTAACTCTAAATCACTCCACATAACAGTATTGCTAAGAGCGTATGTTGTTCCGTATTGTGTTTCCCACCAGGTTGGCTTATCATAGAATCCAAGCATTTCCCATGGATGAGTGTGAGGTCTTACTGTATCGTAATAATATTCGTACCAGCCTCTCCAATGTCCTGGAAGATCAGTTGTTCCTTTATAATTCCATGTCCATTTATCTGTTTCATTATAAAATTCATTTACAACATGGTCTGCTTTATTACTGCCTGTCCAATTTGTAAAACTGTTACGCAACGTGTCATTGTACTCACTGACTTTAACACTTGTTCTAAATGCACCTGGTCTAATGTTATGAACACTAAGTTTTGCATGTTGATCTGCATCACGTAATGATTTGAGTGCGGAATTGTATAACCTTATTTCAAATTCTAATAATACGTCATCTCTTTTATCTCCGTTAAGAGTAGTTCTACTTCCGTCATGGCCTATAAGTGTTTTGATTGGTGTTTGGAAACTGTTATCAGTTTCTATCTTAGGATGGAATAAAGGATATAATCCCATTGTACTTGGTGTCGGTGGACACTCAGCACTATCTCTATCCTTATCATAAAACTTTGCAATAATATTATCATCTAGCAAAAAGTCAGCAAGTGCTGTTGCAGTAAATGTAATTTTAATTGGGTTTGTATTATCTATAGTATAATCTTCATCCACAAGTAGTAAATTATTCTTAGTGCTACTTCTGGTATGATATATTAGCAAACTGTTTTCTAATGTGTTTAGATCAGCATAATTTGTTAATGTATACTCTGTTCTAGCAACATCATTTATAATAATAGTTTCTTTTGTAAAGTTATCACCAAAAGGTAAAACATATGAAGTATCAAATACTCCTTTACCTACACTGAATGATTTTAAATTTCTTAAAACTGTTTCTAAAGCAGATTCCATAAACAGGCCTGCTTTGTTTAAATCAAAGTTGTTATTATACTTGTCAATTTCTTTGATTAAACGTTTCTTATATTTGGTATATTCTCTGCCTACAAATCTAAATGAATCCACTAAGTTGTGTGGCTGGTCATCTAATAAAAACGCACCATGGATTAAATCATCATTTGTTTTTACAATTAAATCTGCTTTTGAAATATCTTGTGCAATGCTGTTAAAATTATTTTTGCCTAATGCAGAGCCAGTAAAATCGTCTTGCATTTCTAAATACTTTTTGAAGTGAGGTAAGTATTCAGGTTCTGCAATATTTGTAATAGTAGTATTAAGAGGATTTGATTTCCAACTTAAAGGAATTTCATATCTACTGTTGTTAATAAAGTTAATACCATCTGTAGTATTTGCTTCTATCTCAACTATGTCTCCTTTCTTAAGACTAAATGTTGTAAATTGTAATGCTCTATTATTATATGTGTATGCTGTTTGAATAGCATTGTTTACTCGTACAATTACATCTCTACCGCTAGGAGCACTTGTTTTTATAACAGGTACACATCCTATATTATAAATTGTTCTTTTGTCATCAAAGTCAGTTGTAGTAATTGTGTATTTTGTTTTTACATTCTGTCTTGAAGGAGCAGTAGCACTTTTAAAGTTACTGCTATATTTGTTTGTTCCGTTTTTAAAGTAATAGTCACCTTTAATAACTGTTACTGTTGAACTACCAAATGACGTATAAGTGTACTGGTCGTTCTTTAAAAAGTCTGTAAAAGTTATTTCACTTACAGTTTTATAAGTGCTGTATGAAAGAGGAAAACCTAATTCAGTATCGTTAGCACCTGCACCTACTTTATAACCAAATATTTTTCCACCTTTAAAACTTGCTTGAGGATATGTACCTGCATTATCTAATGCAACTTTGTTATCGTCATAAAGATTAAATAATGGATCTTGGTTTACTCTTGCTTTACGTTGGACTTCTTCAAGGTCTCCGCCTTTTAAAATTAATTCTTTACCTAATTGGTTAAAGCCTTTATCAATACTGTAAACATCATTTTCTGCTATTGTAACCGAACTTGTTAATGTAATAGAACTGCCTACGCCTGCTACTGTCCAAATTTTAACCCTATCTGTTGCACTCTCATTTGGAAATACAATAGTATCTCCATTTACAAGTAACCTAGTGTCTACTGTTACGTTGCTTTGTCCTATAATAGCATTCTTATTAAAACTTGTACTTGATACAGTTACTTTACCTTTGTATGTTCCGCCATGATTAAAAAGTTCTAAATCTTTACTGAACTCTAAAATTGGTCGTTGTGCTCTATATTTTTTAGCAGGTAAACTATCGCCTGCATCTAAGAAGTTGTCTTCATGGAACCAATGGTTAACTCTGCTCCATGCTGTTCCTGAATCTGCGCCATGCTCTATTACAATATAATCTTTTTTAGTTAAATCAGATCCGCCGTATGCTGTTGATGTGCTTTGTTCGTAATCAACTAGTCTTATAGATGTGCCTACACCTTGTACTACATATTTTCTATCTATTACAACTGCATCTCCTGGAATAATATTTACTCCAGTAAACTTAACAATCATTCCGCTTCTAAATGCTTTGCCACCTGTAGGTGTATATGTTTTCTTACCTATGATATCTTTATCAATTGCAATAGCATCTGAAATACCTGTAGGCTGAATTGTAATTTCTGTTGGGCCTGTTAAACTCCAAAAGTATTCTTGGTAGTTTAAAAACTTATCAATATTGATAGGTGGTAAAAATGTTTGGTAGTTACTTGCAAATAGATGGTTATGATCTCTAACTGGTGCACCATAGTTCTTTAAAGTGTCAACAAACTCATCATAAAATATAACACTATCACTATTACCTGATACTGTATCAATTGTGTTTATTACTGGACTCAATGCATACTGTTGTCTATCTGCATTGTACTCCCTAATAAAAGAACCTGCTAACCCTGACTCTTCTCCAGTCTGGTTACCTATATATCCTGCAAGTGGTATAGTGTTTGCTTTACTAAATAACTGCTCAACTGTGCCTTCAAAGAAGTTCTTCAATGCAGGCGTCTGCAGAATTGCTGGTAAAGTTTCTATAATTTTAGCCATTTATTATCTGTCCGCTCTTAATACTTGTTGGTTAATTTTATCTACTATTTCTATATCGTTTACTGAAGCCGTGCTTAAGAATAACTGATATGGTTCTGCTTTGACTTGGAATAAATCTCCAAATGCTCCGGAAGTATTTTTTGGAAGTATAACAATACTACCTATGTTACTGCCTAATCTTTGATGCACAAAACTTGATAATTCTGTAAAGTAAAAAGTCTCACCGTAGTCCCAATTCTTAACATCAAAGTATGTGTTAAATGCACTAATGATTTTTGACTTAATCTCATTATCACTCATTGTTGTTCCTGGTAGTTTAACTACTTTAAACTTTGCTTGGTTTGTTGCATCTGCATCTGTTCCAAATAACAATTTAAATTCTGCACTCTTATAAACAATAGCATCACTGGCATTCTTAAACTCATCTAATTTCTTAAACTCTGTGCCCAATTCTGCACTTGTTGGTGGTAACGGATATGTTGTTCCTGGAACATTTTTATATTTTTTAATTTCAGTGCTGTATGACTCTGTTAAAACAAGCATTTCGACTATGTTACTAATACTAGGATCAATTCTTACATCGTTAGGTGCAACATGTTTCCATTTTAAAACAACTTCGTCATCGCCTTGAAGTGCTGTATTTTGTCCTGATGCTCTACCATTTCTCACAAAATAATCTTTTGATTCGTATGCAGAAATACTATTTGTATTTGTACTACTTTTAACTAGTTCATATACTTTTTCATTTGCTGTATCGTATAATATTATTCCTGAGAATAAGCCTGATACATTATTAAAACTATCTATGTATGTTGCATCTTTAAGTATAATTACTTTTTGCTCTGATATTTTAACTGGATCTGAATAACTTGTAGGTCCTACAGTATCTGAGCCTATATCAACTTTTATAACTGTTTCTTTTCTTAAATCTACAATAGCACCTGTTAGTGGCCTATCATAAGTATATCCATCGAAGTCTTTGTAGTATTCAAAGAATATTAAATCACCTGCACTAACAAAATCTTCAAACTGTAATGGTTCATTAGGAACCTTATCACCGTCTGAGTCTACTGGCGATACTATAACTTTTCTAGCATCGGTATATCCATCATCATATTTTACAACGTCTGTTATTTCCCAAACTATATCTTTATCAAGTTTTCTTCTGTCTTGCTTGTATATAACATCAAATTTATCTTGGCTAATAGTACCAGTTCTATCTGTTACAAAAGTATGTCTCATGACTGTTGGCTTTAAATTACCATCCCAGTTAGTTACAGAAAGTGTTCCTTGGCCTGCGGCAATCTGTGTTGCATTTGCAGTATTTTTTATTCTACCCTGAACTGTGCCTGATGCTTTGTCTAATGTTGTTCCATTGGATTGTGCAATAAATACTTTTTCAGTTCCGTCTGTCATTTGGTCTCTGTATAAAACATTACCACCTGCATTATAAATGTTACTGTTAAACGTTGCAGTAGTAAATGATATGTTTACATTGTTTGGCCAAAAGTTTAAAATGCCTGAACTATTGTTAAGTGTTGCTTTTTGGTAATTTGAATTTACTGTAAAAATTCCTGATTGCAACTTATCGTATGGTGCTGTTTGAATTGAGACTGCCTGTGCATCGACAAATAAATTACCTGTTGTTGCATCGTCATTGCCACTTCTATAAATTCCTAAATTTGTTCTCCACTGTATTTCTACGTCATGGTATTTTGTATCTCTAGTTCTAAGAGGTATTTGAGGATTACCATTTAACGGATCATAATACTGTCCTGTTTCGCTACTGATGTAAACATTGCCTTTACCATCTTGATAATCAGGATGCATACTCCAAGTAAATGTTTCTTTACCGCCTGGCTTAAAGTTTACTTTAGTTAAAATAATTTGATCTTTGCCTGCTGAGTTTGTTGTATCAGTTACTTTAATATTTGTAATATTATAAAACTTAAGATCCTTTTTACTTTGGATAATATATTTCTGTCCTCTGATTGTAACAGTATAACTGTAGTCTGCGCCAACGCCTGGATTATATACAAATTGTAATAACCAACTAGCATCTAATCCTGTTTCTGATGTATCTTGATTGTATTGTGCATTCCAGGTTGCTGTTTTATTTAAATTGTTGTTAGTAACTACATACCAGTTATCTAGTTCAGCATCATATCCTAAACCAAATGTTCTTCTGTTTTCTAATTCGTTTACAACTGCTGTTATTTCTGTTGGAGTAAATGTTCTTCTAATTGTTGATACAAATTCATCTGCTCTCCAGCCATGTTGTATTCTTGCACTAAGTTTAATAGGACCAACTGATGTTGATACTCCACTTGACAAGCCGCCATTATTGTCTATGCTAACAATTCTAACCCACTTGTACTGCGATACATCTGCTGGGTTTACAAACTTAAGATAGTTATTTGGTGCAAACATCTTAAATGCATTGTTATTAGTTAATAAGATGCTGTCTATTGTAGTTTTATCTTCTAGGAAGTAACCTGTTACACTATCGCTTACTACTGTAGGCAATGTCATCCATCTAATGTTTGCTCCGGTTAGTTCCCATTTTGTTTCGTCTTCGGTCTTCCATGACTTTCTAAATTTGTCATAACCAAAGTTTATAAGTTCTTGTTCTTTAAGCATTGCAGGTATCTGAACTGCTGTTGCTTCTAAAGGTGTAATACTATTACTAAGTTGTAATGTCTTACCTAAATTCTTAATTTCTGAGTACAATGCTCCGTCATTAGCAAATGTATCTACATTTTGATATGTTCCAGTTGGGTCATTAATATCAATGTATCTGCTATGACCTGCATGTGTTTTATTAATTGCTTTTAGTTTTGTAATGTTTGCACTTTGACTAAATGGAAATACATTATAGTCTTGGGCACTTACCATTCTATTTTGAGTATAATATGTTTGTGGTGCTCTTTCTTTAATTGCTTCTAAGTCTTCTGCTCCTACACTATTGCCTACTGGATCTTTCAATGAGAATGTAATTGATAATGTATGGCTCTCACCTGTTTGTGCAACGTAAGGTATACTAACAGTTTGTAGCCTTGCATCGTCTGGGTAAATGGTATATGATTCTGCATCACTAACTCTATAATAAAATCTAAAGTTACCAAAAGGTATGTTACCAAAGTTACTGTCTGGGAATCTTATTCTTATTCCGTCATTGTCTAAGTTTTCAATTGAGTAAAGATTTCTTTGATCAAATGCAAGATTATTATAATATAATGTTTGCCCAACAGTATTTGGAATCTTTTTCCATTCGTTAATTACAACACCAGTGCTGTCAACTTCTTGCAAGAAACAATCTGTTTCATTAATGCCTGCAACTTCTATATCTACTGATCTGTTTTCAACTGGTGTATCAAAGTTAAAATTAGCAACTTTAAAATCACCTTGCTTAAACATTAAGAAAAAGCCTGTTGAATTACTGCTAACACCTAATCCATCATTTTGATAAATTAAGTTAAAATTGTTTGTAGGATTTGGATGTCTTTCAAAATAAACATCATTATCTAAAAAGTCTGGATTAATTACTTCAAAGTTTCTATTAACACCAGATGTGCTTAAACCAAAGTCAAATGCTAATGTATTTGATATAGGTGTATTAATTTCGTAAAGTTCTGTATTAATGCCTGCTACTTTGCCTGCCTTTGCAGGTTGTGAAAATCTATTGTAGGAAGCCATTGCAGAATTTAATATTGTTATAAACTGCTCGTATGCTTCTGGATTATTTGCATCATCCCAGAAAACGTTTACATTATTAATGTCATTGCCTAAACTATCTTGTATTGGCTCAGTTGTTGATACTGCATCAACTTTCATTAATCCACTTGCTGGTAAGTTACGTTTAGGATTGTATCCTAACATTCTTGCAAGTTTAAATACTGAGTCTCTTCGCTCAGCAGTTTCTAAAAAGTTTTCTCTGGTATTAACATCCATTCTGAATGCAAGTGACTGAGAAAGAAATGATAGCATTTCTATAATTGCTATGAATTCTGAACTTTCTATATAATCGTTAAATGTCTCTGGAAAATTTGTTCTAATGTATTCTATAAGGGACGCTCTGACAGTATCAAAATCGTAGGCTTGAAAATCTACTTCGCTAAATGCCTTGTATGCTATTTTCCAATCTTCTGCGGCAAATAGATTATTTTGTCTTGATATAAGTGCCATATTATACTAACTCCTCGTTTATAAATTCTAAGTAAAGTGTGTCTGAAGTTCGTAGCACATTAAATGAAATATCAACTTCACACCTTACAGTATGATCTTCTACTAACATTCTAATGTCATCAAGTCTAACTCTGCTATCAGTTTCTATAATTCTTTCTATATCTTCTCTAACATCACTTTCTGTCATGGCATCCATTGGATTCATAATTATATCATGTATCATACTTCCGAAGTTAGGCCTCATGAATCGCTCACCACGTCTTGTGTAAAAATGGTTAAGTAAGTCTCTCTTAATTAACTCCTCATCACTCAAGGTAAACGGCGCCTTATTCTTATCGACTGTATTGAATCCTCTAAATATTGTTGCCATACTAGTATTTATCAAAATCATTAAAAGAAGTTTTAATAAAGATGTATGCCAGAATTACTTGCTTTAAACAGCAAAAATAGTAAATATTATTTTTAATTAACAACATTGGGGATACAATGTACAACATTCAAAAAGAGTTCGATAAAATTTGGTCAAGAGCCAGAGATGCTAATAAAACAGCAGGTATGGAACGATTTCGTAAGATCGAAGAAGCAAAAGGTTCCAAATTTAAAACATATGGCATTTACGATGTAAAGTCACATAAGTATGTAACCTTTGATAGTATTAACTTTGCTGGAAACTATAGGTATGATAAGAATACAAAGCCTAGAGAACTTGCAGATATGGAGTCGCTTATCAGCAATGCCTAATGTAATTTACATACACGGTGCTAATGCTGATTCGGATTCATTTAATTATTACAAACTAAAACTACCAGAGCATGAATCTATTGCTCCAAACTACGATATGTCAGAAGATCCTTTTGATCTTGTGATGTCTTTTCAGCGACAAAAAGAAAAAGCATTCGGAAACGAACCTGTAATTATTGTTGGTCATAGTTTTGGAGGAATACTAGGCTCTTGGTATGCAAGTGTAAATCCAGGCATAGTATCACACTTGATTACTATTGCTACACCATGGGAGGGTACTCCTGTTGCAAGAATATTTGGTTACTTTTGGCGCAATGCTGATGTTTTTAAAAACAACATGCCAGGTGCTGTTGTTTTAAGTATGTTGCAAGAAAAAACGTTCGAGGGTCCACATACTAATATTATTTGTACTCGAGGAGCAAATCCAGTTGCAGGTATAGGTGGTAAAGCAAACGACGGTATGATATCGTGTGATAGTCAGGGTGCTACGCCAGTAGGATTCAAAAACACTCAAACACACCATATAGAAGCAGGACACAGCGGTGTTCTGTTAAATAATAATGTAACAGAATTGTTACAAATGATAATGATAGGTGAGACAGATGAAAGATTGGTCGACACTGAATGACACTCTAGAAGAAATACTTCGACGAGAGTTAATAGAACAAAAACAGCAAAATGATTCTTTGATGGCTCGTATAGAACTGTTAGAAGGTCTTGTCAAAGACGAACAAGAACAAAAGTATAATGCTTATAAAAGAATCGGTGAGTTAATTAAAGAAACTAACCAACCCGGTTAAATTTAATTTTTTTTGCCATTGCGCCCCAACTAAGACCTTCATCGAAACTAGGTAGTGTAATACTGTCAGGTGTTTGAAACAACTCACCATACATTTGGCCTCTTTCAATATAATCACGTCTAGTAACAGGACGCCTACTATATCCTACAGTTCCTTTATTAAAGTCTAACATACTATTTGGGACTTTTGAATATTCAGCCGCCTTAACAAGTTGCAATGCTCTGCTGTTTTTAAAGTTGTCGACACCTACATGATCTGCAAGTAATGTTAAAGATGCCAATTGATTATCTGACAGTTGGCTCTTACCAACATATTCACTTACAATGTTACCTGTTTTTCTTAGATCTGATGCAGTCATAAGATTGTTTGCTACGGCGCCTACTCCACCTCTAGTGTCTATAACGAAACTTCCATCCTTAGCAGTATAAATTTTACTTAATCCATCTCTCGAAACATCAATCCCTAATTTACTTAATAAAGGACCTGTGTCAGAGCCTGACTTTTCTGCGGCTTGCAATAATGCTATACCTTTAGATAAGTCTGCCATTGATGTATCGTTTGTACCAACTCTTTCTCCTGAGGCGTTTACTGCCACAGTTTTAGTTATTGCTTCTATATCGCTAATCTTTCTACCTGAAGCAATAATTTTATAGTTGCCCGGAGTCTTAGTAGGAGCCTGTAAAGGCTTAACACCTGCTGTTATAGCCGATACTGCTGTTGCCATGGCACCTGTTTCTTCTAATTTTTTATTAAATGCAGGAGTAAAGTTTGAAGTTACATTTTTTGATGGTTCGTTGTATAACGGATTGTTATTGTCATCGTACCCTGTGGATGGTTGGTATCCTGCAGGTGAATTACTATCTGCAGGAGTTTCTCCTTTTGGTCCCAATACACCATTTGAATTAGGTGCCATTGCATCTGCTATGCTTTCGTCAGGAACAATACTTGCTTGATTTTCGTTTTCTGGGTCTGCAGGAGTATGCCCTGCAAATGGTTCTGCTGTTATTAAATTAGTAACAATAGATTTCATGTTGTATTTTATTCTTTTGCCATCGCCTGGTAATAATGTATCACCTTCACTATCATACTCAGGTTGCTTGTTCATGTAGTCTTCATATTCGGTTGGCAAAATGTTTTCTAGTAATGAAGCATCATTTACACCTGGCTCTGCTGGACTTGAACCTCCGCTGTTCATAAGCACTTGCTCACCTTTCTCAACAATTTGGGCACCTTCCATTGTTACATCACCGCCGGCTTTAATACTGTATTTGCCAACGGACTTACTTTTAAATTCGTTTCCTGATAATAATTCTATATCGCCATTGGCCGCTTCTTGTTTAATACTACCTGATGCATGTGTGGAAACGTCTCCTGCAATAGATCTGTTTATAATACTTGCGCCTGCAATATTTTTAATTTCACCTTCTGCATCTAAATGTATGCTTCCGCCTGATCCGTTGCCTGCCCCTTTATACTCGCTACCTAATGTATCCATGGCCGCTTTAAGATTAATATCTTTGCCTGCTTCCAAGTTAATATTATAGTCTGCTCTTATATTAAAATTTTGTTTTGCTCTCATATTAATAGAGCCTTCGCCAAATACATGGATGTCCCCTAAGGAGTTCATCTCAATCCATGCTCTACCACTTTTGTTTATTAAATAAATTACGCCTTCATTATCATCTAATAATACCTGGTTGCCTTCTGCACTTCTGATCCTAATTTGCCTTGAGTCTAAATTATCATCCATTACAAATTGATGACCGCCAAGTCTAATATCAAAGTCTTTCTCTGAACCTGTTATTGCACTCTTACGAGGACCGGGTGTCAGTATACCAAATACCTCACTTGGAGATTCTCTTCTTGAGCCACTGCTACCAGCACCTCTAGTTGCATCATTAATTAAACCTTGTTTTACTATTGCTTCAGAAAGTGTATGCTGTACAGGTCTAAATGTATCATTATGTCTTACGTCTTGAGTTCTTTTATTCTTTTCTACTGTGGGTAACAGTTTTGTAGGATCTTGATAATTTTTTCCTGCAGGTAATCCTGGTACCATGTTTGCAAACATGTCTGGGTATAAACAACTTATAACAAATGGAAACTTTGTGTTGCCGTCACCAAATGCAACTAAAACCATATTACCGATGTCCGGTACTTGTCCCCACCAACCATATGATGTCATAGACTGGTCTGGATTTTCAATTTCTTTTCCTACTGATCTAGGATTGGTGCTACCTGCAAAAGGACTAGTCCATACAGCATCAAAGTATCCGGACTTGCCGGAATCATCAATAGTAAGTGCCGCGATAAAAACTTGCACTCTGCCTGTTCTACTAACATCAATATTGTTAATAATTTCTGCAACATAGATTCCGTTAAGATACGCCTTTTGATTCCTTTCCTTCATGTTAGGATTCTTGTTGCTAGATTTATGTATATTATATGCCATTATTAATTAGACCCGTAATTTTTTTTGTGCTGATCAACTGCATCAGATTTTTTATCTAGTTTACTTGTTTGGTATGATGTAAGTTTTACCATATTTAAATCTTGTTTAAACTCTCCATTTTCAAACTTACTTATTGCTTTAATTAACATATATACACCAGATATGAAATATGCTGTTCCGTCTGCTGACCAGTATCCTTCGTTCATATCTTCGTCATCTACATTAAAGTCAAACAGTCTAGGTGACTGCATATCAAATAATATTACGTTATCTTGTTTTTGGAATACTACATACTCTTCATTTGATTCGTCTTTTTGACTGCCCATATCTTCTACTACAAGATTTGGTGTCTGCATAGGAGGACCTAAATACCATGGGTCTCCTTTTACAAGCATGTCTAAATTTACTAAGAACGCTGGTTCCAATTTTTGTTGCATATAGTAACCCATTAAGTTCTGTCTTGTAGTTCCGTCAAAAGTTGCTTCACCTAATTCGTTTACAATATGCACTTGTTGGTAGGGTGGCTGAACAGAGTCTGTTGGGTCTTTTCCTTCTTTTAATTTTGCTGTTTTAGTTGTTCCGGGAACAAGCAAACTATAATTACGTTCTTTATTTTCGTAACTATCTCCTATACCTCTTGCTTTGGCTTTTGCTTTGCCCCAAAGTGTTTCTGAGTTTATTGCTCCTGCAATATCTCCTACTAAGTCTGCTGAGTAAACATACCCACTTGCTCTAGGATTATACTGAGAACCATCTGATAACTTTTGATTATCACTAAATGTTTTGTTTTTTGAGGCCGCTTCTGCTTGGACAATTTGGTTAAGTAGGTTTCTATCTTCTAACACACTTTTAATCTTTAGTGCAGAAACACTAGATTTATTTTCTATAGCATCTTTAATTTCTTGATTGTTTAAGCCTAATGCTTGGCCTAGGCCTCGTATATCGTCATCCGATGCTTTCCTAAATAATTTATCTACTTTAGCCTTATCTCCTGCTTTTAAAACTTTTTCCGTTAAAGCACCGCCTGAAATGTTTTCGTTAAGTGGTGTCTTATCGGTCATTAATGGTGCCGCTGTAACACTTACATCACCTACTGTTCCCCCGGCGGGAGGCAATAAGAATGCTAAACCATTATCATATTGTATGTTACATTCGTATATTTGATCATTCCTGCCGCTAAACAAGTAATGATATGACTTGAATACAGATGATTGCAATTCATTTATTCTTGATTGTGTTTCTTCTGCTGTTAATTCGTTCTCTTCCGGGGATGCTTGAACTCTCTCATCTACACTCTTAAATAAGAATGGCTTGTATGTAATCTTTTTTGCATGAACATTTCTAAAAGTATCAAAGTCTAAGTATTCTGTGTCAGCATTTACTTTAATCCATTTTGTATAAGCATCTTTCTTTTTTGTTGCATCTGCTTTTTCTGGATCTTCTGCTTGTATTGTTCTTGTGCATGATTCAAAAAATTCTACATTCATACTTAATAGTACACACATGTAGTCATATAATGTAATTCCTTTCTTTACATTAATAGTATCTTTATATACAGCAATCTCTATTGAACTGTCTTCATCCTTTTGAAAGTTTCGTATTTCTTTTCTCATTTGTCTAGGAGTCATGTCTTCCATATTAGGATTAAACTGCCTATTAATAATTTGAGAACTTTCAGAATTTGCGTTTGTTACAAGTTTTTCGTCTTTGAGTCCAGAGTCGCCGCCAACTAATCCAGTTAAGTCTATTTCAAACTCATCTACAATTTGATATTTGTCGTTATTATTTTTATGGTAATCGTTTATGCCTTCAAACAGATTCTCTAAATGTTCAGTAATTGTTTTTCCGGAAGTAGTTAAGTTCTTTGGCATCCTATAAAAATTATCTTGGAATGGCACTATTGATGTTGGAACACATGATACATCATATGTTGATCCGGAACCATCGATGCTTAAACCAATTTGTGCTAAATGCATTCTATATCTAAATGGTCCATGCGAGAAAGGCATGCCGCCATCATCAGCATCGTCTAATCCTTCATCGTATCCCTGAAACACTATTTCTAAAAATAATGGTGTATCAGTTGCATACGTTGGAATGCCTAATTGCTTTCTTGCTAATAAAATTTGATCTATAAAATTTGCCGCACCTGGTTGAGTAATATTAAAATTAATATTCCTTGTGATTAACCCTGAATCAAACTTGGCAATGTTTTCTATAGTTATGTTGTCTATATTATTTCCTGCTGTGACACCTGTCTGTGCAAGAACTACAGTATCCGAAGGATCTGCAATATAGTAGTTATTTAAAAAGCCACCTGCTTGTTGGCCCTTCTTTGCCCCACGGGTACGACCTTGGCCTTTATTCTTTTGTGCCGCTCCGGGAATTGAACCAGTCTTTGGAGGTATCATGTATAACTTAGCACTATATGAATATGATGCGTACTCGTCTAAGACATTACCAGCAACTTCTCCAACAATAGGATCTAGTATTACTGGTGCTTTTTTCTTCTTTGCCATTTTTAACCTATTATAGTTTCTAGTACACCCTTGTGAGGTAATCTGATTTGCATTCCGCTTTTAAAATCTCTAATTGGATCTTCAATTGAATCCGGATTTCTTAAAGCAAATACCCACCACAATCTACTAGAACCATAACGGTCATGAGCCAATAAGTCCGGTCGTTCATTATATCTTGCTTCTACAACATATATTTCATCATCTGCAGACTTTGGTATTTTAGGTAAAGTGTTTACGTCAAGGAAGCCGTCAAACGTATCTGTATCTCGTAAAAAACTATCTCTTCTGTGAAAGTCAGCCATTATACAAATCCTTTATTATAGGCTTTACCAGTAGTAAACTCTCGTAAATCGAATCTCTTTCTGAGTTTGTGTGGTGCGTATTGAGGTTTAAGTGTTAATGATATCTCTGATTTTGTTGGAACATAAGTAACTTCTTCTTTGCCACCGCCACCTACTGATGTAACTACAGGAATGTAATCTACATCTTGTTGTAAGTTAATAGAATATTGAGTTACAATAACTGGAACTTTATTAAATCCATGTTCTCCCAAATATTCAAATAGCAATACGGGAGGGGGTGTTCCATACAATCCGTCTTTAACTGAGGCATCACCAAAGAAACTTTTTGTTGCTACTTTAACAAAATGCATAACACCTAGTAGATATCTTGCTTCATCAATAGTATTTGCTGTAAATTGACTGATGATTGGATACTCTGGTGGTTGAGAATTAACATAGACATTCAATGGATAGTTACTGCCTTGGAATTCTTGTGTTGAATAATTTACTGATGCACCATAAAATATGTTTGGAGTATATTGCCATACTAGGCCACCTGTTTGGTATAACGGTCTAAGCAAGTAATCAATATTTGCCATGTCACCTCTACGGTTCTCATTGGTACTTTCCATCTCTAAAGCACCCTGCCAAAACAAATCTCTACCACCAAACTTAGGTCTTAGTCTTGCTCTCCAGTCAACTGACTTGGCTGTGCCACGTTGGCTACCCACTCTATCAAACATATCTTGCGAGTTAAGGCTTTTAGTTTGTTGCTGTCGCAAATCTTTAGATTGCAAACTGCTTGGTGCACTTGCTCTGCTGGCTAATGGTCCGTTTGTCTTGCCTATCATAAATATCTCCTATAATACTATTTATCGTATTCATTAAAACATACTATAATTAAAGATTCTGGATAAATACTACTTGACATATATATAATTCTGTGTATAATGTTGTTAATATCATTGGAGATCAAATGGCTAAGAAAGTAAATTATTTAAACAACAAAGACATCTTAAAGCAGATACATAAAAGCAAACTAACATATTGTTACGTCAAAGACGAAAAATACGAATGGCATGACATTATTTTAGAAGATGTTAAAAAAATTAATCGCAATAGTTTAAAACTTGCAAGAGAAAATCGTGCATCTATTATGCAGTCTCAGGCTTACCAAGCCGCAATGCTATTGCATGATACAAAAGACTATAAGAATAAGCCTAAACAAAAAGAGTTTGCAGTAGATCCTAAAAGTATTGCTAAAGAAGATATTGTGTTCAGAGTAATGACTATGGAGCATATTCCAGACGAGCCAGGTAGAAAAAGAAATCCTAAGAATGAGGCTGAGACAAAAGCAAAGGTAAACTTTCCTTCTTTCAAACATTATGCTTATGTAAATGACGAAGTAGTAGAAGTCGGAAGAAGTCATTGGCAAGGCAGTATGAGTAATGGTAACTTTTGTGTCGACCATGGACAGATTTCTAATGAACTTGGAACTATGTATTTAAAACTAGTTGAAAGGTATTCGCACAGAGCAAACTGGAGAGGTTATACTTATGTAGACGAAATGCGTGGACAAGCATTAGTGCAACTATCTCAAATTGGATTGCAGTTTAACGAAGCAAAATCGGATAACCCATTTGCATACTATACTGCCGCAGTGAATAACAGTTTTACAAGAGTATTAAACTTAGAGAAAAGAAACCAAACTATCAGAGATGATATATTAATTGAACAAGGACATTTACCTAGTTACGGCAGACAAATTAAACATGAAGAACAAATTCGTTTAATGCGAGAAGCGGCCGAAGAACAGGCAAATAACCCAATAGCAGAATAAATTTATGGCCCAACTGTTTAAGACAGCGGCTTGCTTTACGGATATACATTACGGATTAAAGCAAAACAGCCGCTTACATTTAGATGACTGTCGAAGGTATATAGAATGGTTTATTGCAGAAGCAAAAGCCAGAGACGCAGAAACCTGTATATTTTTAGGCGACTGGATGCATCATAGATCAAGTGTTAATGTTGCAACAATGAATGCAACTATTAAAGACTTAAAATTACTCAACGATGCATTTGAAACTGTTTACTTTATAACTGGTAATCATGATCTCTATTACAGAGATAAACGTGATATGAACAGTATTGAGTATGCTCGTGACTTATCTAACTTTGTTATGGTAGACGACATGTATGAAAAAGATAATGTCGCTATTGTGCCGTGGTTAGTAGGAGACGATTACAAAACTGTTTCTAAAATGAAGTGCAAGTATATGTTTGGTCACTTCGAATTACCTTACTTTAAAATGAATGCAATGGTAGAGATGCCAGACCATGGAGGCATAAATGATAAAATGCTCAGTGGTCCAGAATATGTATTCAGTGGGCACTTTCATAAAAGACAATACAAAAACAACATACATTATCTAGGTAATGCATTTCCCCATAACTATGCAGACGTTGGCGATGACGAACGTGGTGCAATGTTTTTAGAATGGGGAGGCGAGCCACAATATGTAAACTGGACTAAAGGTCCTAAGTATAGAAAGTTTACATTAAAACAATTACTAGATGATCATCAAAATTTATTAGACGAATACACCTATGCAAGAGTAATACTTGATGTAAGTATTAGTTACGAAGAAGCAAACTTTGTCAGAGAAAAATTTGCAGAACAATATGGAGTAAGAGAATTACAACTTATTCCTGTAAAAGAAGAAGAAGAGTTTGAAGGCGGAGATATAACATTTGAAAGTGTTGATCAAATTGTTGTTACACAATTAGACACTATCGAGAGTAATCTCGTTGACAAACAAACACTTATAGACATTTACCATAGCATAGAAATAGATTAATGTTAAAAATTAAAAACGTATCAGCAAAAAACTTTATGAGTGTTGGCAACAACACACAGGCAGTTAATTTTGATAATTGCCAACTAACACTTGTACTAGGTCACAACTTAGACATGGGTGGTGATGGTAGTAGAAACGGTACAGGTAAGACTACTATTATTAATGCACTAAGTTATGCTCTTTATGGAGAAGCACTAACAAACATTAGACGTGATAACTTAATTAACAAGACCAACGGTAAAGGGATGATTACTACCGTTGAGTTTGAGATCGAAGGTAAGGCATATCGTATAGAAAGAGGAAGACGTCCTAATGTGTTGCGACTTTTTATAGATGGCACAGACACTTTAGATAACGAGCAACAAGGCGACAGTCGAGAAACACAAAAAGAAATAGAAAAGATTATTGGGTTCCCACATAATATGTTTAAGCATTTGATTGCATTAAACACTTACACAGAGCCTTTCCTCAGTATGAAAAACAATGATCAACGAGACATGATTGAGCAGTTGTTAGGTATTACTGAGTTGTCCTCAAAAGCAGAAGTATTAAAAGTAAGACAAAAAGATACTAGAGATAGTATCAAAGAAGAAGAACTGCGAATACAAGCAGTACAAAATGCTAATGAAAACATAGAAAAAAGCATTAAAGAAATTGAAAGCAGAAGCAAAGCCTGGCAAGCAAATAAGAATAATAAGTTGCAAGAACTAGGCAATGCAATTATAAAATTAGAAACTATCGACATTAACGAAGAAGTTAAAAACCATAGTATTGTAGACGATATCAATAAAAAAATGACTGATATAGATTCGCTTACTGCTGATGAAAAAAGATTACTAAGCAGTATTAAAAGAAGTTCAACAAAACTATCAGAACTAGAAAGTAACTTGGAAAGTGCTAAAGCAGGTGTTTGCCCAACATGTGAGCAGACTACAGCACATTTAGATACTCATGAGGCTTATACGCAAGAACTAGTAGAGAAAATTGAAACAGAAGCAGAGTATCTTAAAGATCTTAATGATCAACTTTCAATTACACAAACAGCAATATCAGAGTTAGGTACTATACCTAACTTACCGCAAACAGAATATTCTAAACTTGCTGATGCTTTACAACATAAACATAATTTAGAAACAATGACTGGCCAGTTAGGTGAAAAAGCAGAAGAAGATAATCCTTACACAGATCAGATAATAGGTTTAAGAGAATCAGGCATTCAAGAAATAAGTTTTGAAACTATGAACGAATACACTTATTTGCAAGAACATCAAGAGTTCTTATATAAACTACTAACAAGTAAAGATAGTTTTATCCGTAAAAAGATAATAGATCAGAACATATCATATCTTAATCATAGGTTAGCATACTACCTAGAGAAGTTAGGCTTGCCACATGATGTAAAATTTGCAAGTGACCTAGGTGTAGAAATAACAGAATATGGTCGTGACTTAGACTTTGATAATCTAAGTAGAGGCGAACGTAACAGACTTATTTTAGGACTATCGTGGGCATTCAGAGACATGTACGAAAGTCTTAATAGGCCAATGAACTTGTTGTGCATTGACGAACTTATTGATAGTGGCATGGATTCAATGGGTGTAGAGAATGCATTAGGCGTTCTTAAAAAGATGCACAGGGAACAGGGCAAAAATATTATGCTCATTTCTCACAAAGAAGAACTAGTCGGTCGTGTAAATAATGTATTGACAGTCGTTAAAGAAGGCGGCTTTACATTGTACAACACCGACACAGAGTATATTGATGCCTAGTCCATGGAAATTTAATAATAAAACAGTAGACACGTTACCAGAAGATTGCGAAGCATTTGTATATCTAATTACAAATAAAGACAATGGCAAGATGTATGTTGGTAAGAAACTTGCTAAATTCAAAACAACCAAGCCTCCCTTAAAAGGAAAAAAGAACAAACGTCGTGGTACTAAAGAAAGCGACTGGAAAACCTATTGGGGTAGTTCAGATCATCTAAATGCAGATGTAGAATTACTAGGCGAAGACACCTTTACCAGAGAAATTTTATATTTTTGCCCTACCAGAGGCATAGCAAGTTACCTAGAAGCAAGAGAACAATTCGAAAGAAAAGTCTTGCTATCAGACGATTATTATAACGGAATCATCAATGTTAGAGTAGGTGGTTCACAAATACTCAAAGAGCACTTCAAGAAGATATAACTATATATTGATTAAGGCACATCAGACGTAAAGTCAAAGCAAGGCACACACAGGACTATACACCGGCCCCAACAGAGGCATTGAATATCTGGCTCCTCGACAATCCGGCAATGGAAACACCCGGTGCGAGAATTGGAGATGTATAGCGGCAAAGATACAAACACACGACAAACAGTATTAAAAGAATGTAGGCAATGAGAAAAAGCAACCTACAAGTTTGTGTAACCAAACTCTACCAGGTTACATAAATTTCCGTGAGACACGAGACGGTAGTGTATGGGGACAGAAGGCTCACTGGTTCCTAATAGCACCCGAGTTAGAGATGGTAATGGTTCACTTGATGAGACCTTTCATTGTTCTCCTTGCTTAAGGAGAATTATGGCTCAAGTTACTTGATAAGTAAAACAAAAGAAAAACTTTCAAACAAAAGAATATGTGAATGAAATGAACATATGAATGTAGTTTGGAAAGACACGAAGTGTCTAT